GCTTACTTTGTCCGGATAAAAAGCAAATTCAGGAAGTACATTTCTACGATAATGATCAAAAGTTATTTTTCCACTACTCCCAGGCTCTTGCTCTTGCCAAATAATTACTTTTTTACTATCCATATCCGCAGTCTGTCTAATTACTTTTTCTACATACCCTGGTTCTTTCCGAGTTCTGATTATTGATTCTATATATATTATTTTATTTTTATCCATTGACATTTTTACGCCAGCAGTATAACAAGGCTCTTTATTCATTTTTGAAGGTTCAGTTGCCGCCATATCCCAATATCTAACTTTTTTGCAATCAATTGGGGACTGATCAACAATCTCATACCATCCACGATTAAATGTTTTTCCTTTTTTCTTGATTTCCCAATCTCCTTCCTCCAATTGTTTTCTTGTAATTGGATCGAGTTGAGATAAACTTTCTCTATAATCTTCCCGGTCAAGATGTGGGTTATCATCCATTTTAGCAGGCACAAAAATGACACCTTTTTTTCTAGTAATGTCATCGACATATCTTATTTTTATCCATTGGCCTCTTGAAATTTGTTCGTCTGCGGGAGGATTAGAAGCTGCTCTAAATCTAGTTGGTATTTCTACACCCTTTAATTTTCTTAATCTAGAAAACATATAAATTCCCTGATTTTCTCTTATTGCAACAGCTTCATCTAATGCTACATATTGAAATTCAGCACTTTGATAATTAAAATGTGCTTTAGGATCTTCAAGATAACCAAAAGAAAGGGTTGCACCACTCGGAAAAGTCCAACGTTTTTTTTCACCATTCCAATGAGCATCCGTATTAAGCAGCCATTGAAAACTTAAATCCATTATAGAATGAGGCATTTGTAAATTTGCCATGGTGTCCCTTATAAGAATAGCATTATAACCGGGTACATGTACATAAAGTAACCCAGCTACAAAAAGAGCTACACTATTATGAGTAACAATAAAATCATTTGTTATATATAATCCATTTGGATTAGAAACAGTTATACACCTTCCTTTTATTGTTCCATCTACTTCTATTTTTATAATTCTTTTTGAAATCTCTATTGTTTGTTTTTTACTTTTTTTGCGTTCCAAAGAAAATAATTTTTCTTTTCTGTGTTTTATATAAAGATTATAAACCCTTTGACAATTGTGTTTTAAACCTTCTGTATCTTTATAACTTCCTATTTTTGAAGTTATTGTTACCATAGCACCTAATGAGCGTAATACAAAAGCAACATCTTCCGATAATTGTTTAGATACTGTATAATAATAACAACCATTATCTTTTTTATCATTAAAACCATCTGTATCTAGCAAACCTTGTATTAATTTATATCTGTTTTTTATAGACCCAAATTTATATTGATAAGGTATAAATTTTTCATTGGATTTTTTTCCTAAAAGTTTATACAAATTTAATTTATTTTTTAAATATTTATTAAAATCCCCTATAAATCTTATTGTTTTGTTACTAAAATTTAAATCCTTTGTTTTAAATAAATTTAAATAATGAATTGAATCTTTTTTATTACACGTAATAGTTATATTTGTTTGTGTAGTACACCCATCCCCTAAAATCACACCCAATAAATAAGGATCAATTCTATCTTTTTCTTTCGTAACTAAATTAAAGTGTTGTTCCTCACAAATAGGAATTTGAGGGTTGTATCCTTGATCTAACCATTCTAAAATTTCTCTTGTTTCTACAACTTCAGCAGATTTCTCACCAAAAGATCTTTTATTTTTTATCTTTCTTGATTTTCTGGTTTTCCATGCTAACCATAAATGATCTTTAGCTACATCAGTAAAAGTATTATCAGAAAAATAAACCCTCCATAATGGCAATTCAATTTCAGGTTTTATTTGAATAATTCTTTGAATTGAACCATCTGGATTATTAACTAAATCACCAACCTTTAATTCAATTCCTTTTTTAAATCCAAAAGGAGTTAAAATAACTCCTTCATTACTCAAAATTTTTCCCCCACCTGCTGCGCCACCATAAAAAGCATCCCTACAATTAAGCATAAGAAAAAGCATTTGCCTGTCTGTAGGCTCTATAGGTATGTATTGTTTATTTATTCGCAATAAGTTTTCCAGCTTCAACAATTGATTTGTTGTTTTCTGCAAGCTGGACAATTCGGGCCATTCGTTTATCATCAATATTTACTTCCAATTTCTTTATATCTACTCTTTTTATTCTCTTCTCATCTTTACTTTTTGAAGAAAACCACTTAAACCGATTTGACATATTCATCATCCAAAGCGTATTATTAAATTTATCATTGAATAAATTTAATCGACCTGTTTCAATCCAATAACGTAAAGATAGCTGACTCCCAATTTTTACAGAAAAATTAAATTCAGGATATTTTTTCCTCCAAATACAAAATTGAGAATAACTTACACCTAATTCAGTTGCGATGGTTATTTTGTCTTTCCCTTCAGCAAAAAGATCAAGAATTTTATAACAAAATTTTTTTTCATAAATCAATTTTTCCCCTCTGCTTTTTTTTCGTCTGCGGGGACTTTTTGCTAATATTTGTTTAATTTTTTCTTTGAATAATAAAATTGTTTCTTTTGGAATCGGTTCAGGAAAGGTTAATGTTTTTATTTCTTTATCTTCAACTTTTTGAATTTCTTTTTTCTTAGATGCAGATTTTTTCTTTTTTTTAATTGGTGTCTTTATTGCTACTATTTTTTTAACTTTGGGAGTACTTTTCTTTTTCGTTTTCTTCTTTTTTATCTTTTTATTTAATTTATCTTTTATTTTTTTATTTAATTCATCTTCCATAATTAACCTCTGATTTCTATATTTATTATACATTTTCTGATTGTGAATGTAAATAAAAAAAGCAGGGTGTTACCCCCGCTCTTAGGAAATCAGATCAAATACAAATCTATTATACTATATTTTCATTTATTTGAAATACATTTTCTATATTTTATTTTGATTTTTCCATGCTTGCATAAAGTCTAAAAATTCTGTTATTGCTTTTTCTTTCTCAATAACAGCAGCATTATATTTTGTTAATAGTGAAGTAAAAGAGGCTAAACAATCAAGAAAACTAATTCTTTTTATATTACTTGAAATAGAGACAAAATTCATACCTTCGTGTTCATAAACTCCCGTATTAATAAATAACTGGCTATTCTTTAAAACAAATTTACAATTACAATTTTGATATTTTGCTGGTGAATTATCATCCATTATATCTAATCGAGCAAAAAAAGTAATTTCTGAATCCATATCTTTAATATCATCTTCAAATTTAAATGAGTTCAGAAAATTTCTTAATTCTTCTAATCCTTGTTTTGTTATAACTTTTCTTTCTTGTAATTTAAGCATTTTTATTCTCCAAGTTTAACGCCCTCCGGCTATTAAATACTTCATACAAAGTATATAAGCTATCTCCTCAATATAACTTGCTTAAGGCTATAGACGCTCTAATTAAGAGCGTTTCGAATTTCAATATATACAAGTAATATAAGAAAGGCTCCATCTATATACGTCGGGTCTTTCACACGTATCAAAACTTGTAAAATCATCTTCTTCATTTAATCTACAAAAAGCATTATAATCAAAAAAATTAAGTCCCTCACCATCTCTTTCTACTACAACTGTCCCATAAACTTCATAAGTATTCCCATCAAGCATTTCGTAAGAATCATTTTCCCAATCAATATATACTCTTTCATTTCTTAAAATTCTATTACACAAAATAGAGGCTTTTCTTTCAGAATACCCACAAGCTATTACAAAACTATGGAATCTAACTAATTCACTATTAACTTTAATTTTATTATTCATCTTTATTCTCCAAGTATTAAGCTCTCCAGCTATTAAAATACTTCATACAAAGTATTTGTTTTTCTTTATATTAATAATATATACTAATTTTATTTTTTTGTCAAATAATTTTTTAATTTTTTTAAAAATATTTTTATATTTTCATTCATTTTTTAAAAACATTATTAAAGCTAAACTAATACTGCTAATTAAAGATAAAAGAAAGGATGGAAAAATTAAATGAATAAATTTAATAATGTTTGAATTTAAATTCCATAGATTTTTACTAATAAAGCCATAAACATCTATTTTTTCTTTTTTAGAAATCTGATTTTTTAAAAAAATATGCTCCCTTTTATCCTGAATAACTTTTATTTTATTCTGAAGATCTGGAATCTCCTTATTAATTACATTTAAATAAGAATAAAAAGAATTTCTATCTTTATTATTTGCATCATACCTAAATTTAAAAATATCTCTTTTTTCATATTTGTCATTTAATTGATTATTCAATAATTCCTCTTGTTTAAAATAAAGATCATTTAAATTTTCATTATTTTCTTTTTCTAAATTCTCAAAACTAAAAACTTTATTTTGATATAACTCATATTGACCAGTAAAAATATTTAAAAAATTGTTCAAAAAAAGTATTATAAAAATAAAAAAGAAAATATGACTTAAAGTCTTGTTTTTTCTTATCCGGAAAAATATAAAAAAATCAAAAGAAACTATTTCAAAAATAAAAAACCCACTTGCAGAAATAAAAGCATCATAAGGTAATTTATTTCTTAAATAAGCAATAAAATTAGCCTCTATTCCTAAATAGCAAAAGGAAACAAAAATCAACCCCAAAATAATTTTTAAAACAAATATATTATTTATTTTATTTTTTTTAATTGGTTTTTCTTCTTTAATATCCTGAATAATTTGGTTACTTTCCTCTTGAATAAAAGTTTCTTCTATATCATCTATTTTAGGGATAGACTTATTTCCTTTAATTTGCTCTGGTGTTCTGTATCTTTTATTTTTAAATTTCAAATATTTATACTTCACCAAAAGAGTTAGAATAGACGATATTTTTTTCCTTGTTAATCCTGTCTGTTTTATTATTTCTCCAATTACCGGGGATTTTCCATATTTTTGATAATAAGATTTAAAAAAATCATAAACTTTTTGTATTTGTTCTTTCTCTGATTCCTGCATTTTTAAACTCCTAAATTAAATTTAATTGCTTTAATATTTCTTTTTTATATTTGTTTGCTTCTTTTTGAGAAAATAAAGCAAAATCTTTTTTATGTGGTCGAATCACGTAAACATTTTTTCCTAAACCTGATAATAAATTACCTAATTTTTCAGCTTCTTTTTGTGCTTCATCATCACTATCAAAAACAATAATAATTGTTTCATAATTACACAATAAATTCACTTGAGCCATCGTAAAAATTGTACCAAAACTAGAGCAACCATCATCCCCCATACGCCAAGCATCAAAATTGCCTTCAAAAACAAATATATATTTCTTTTTACAATTATCAACATTATACAAAATATTTTTATGATCAATAATCTCCATATTTCGAGAACAACTAACATATCGTAATTCTTGCTTATTAGTATAATCTCGTGTTGTATAACTAATTATCTTATTTTGAAAATAAATAGGTATAATTATTCTGAAATTATAATTTTTTGACAAATGATCACAATAATGAAGATCGTATTTTTCAATCAATAAATCAGGATCAAAATTTCTTTTAATTAAATACTCTTTTGCTCTTTTATTTAATCCTGGTTTCCCAGGAAGAACAAAAGGAACTTTTTCAATATTTAATTTTTTAATAATTTCTAAATTAACATAAACATGATTATCCAATTCAGTTAATGGAATGTTTAATTTATAAAAAACTTTATCTTTAAATTTAAATTCACATTTCCAACAAAAATAATATTGTTTTTCAACATTAAAACCTAAATGATTTGAATGATCATCACAAAATGGACATTGTATATTTATCCAGCCAGGTTGGACATTTTTTCCCTCGGTCCAATATTTAATATTATATTTTTGATAAATTGAAATGATATCAATCATTGTTTTTTCCTATCTCAATTTAAGATCATTATTGTATCAAATTAGAATCATTATTTTTTATTTTCAAATATTTTTTTAATAAAAATTGCAACAAATTATTATCATTTGTTTCTTCACCGTTCAATACTAAATCAATATTTTTCTTTTTCACATCCAAAACATTAATAATAAATTCATCTATGGTATTAACACCAACAAAATAATAAATATTACAAGCATTTTTTTGACCTATTCTATGAATTCTATCAGTAATTTGATCAAGTTCTCCCGGTGTCCAACAAAATTGGATTATTCCCATTGTACTAGCGGCGGTTAAAGTTAAACCAATTCCAGCAGCTTTAATTTGACCTATAAATAATTTTACATTTTGATCATTTTGAAATACATTAACCACTTCATCTCTTTTATTTATCGTGTCTCTACCATCAAACTTTACAGCAGCCTTTTTAAAATGATTATATAAACGATCGATAATAAAATGATGTTCAACCATAATAACCAACTTATTATCACTTTCTAAAAAATTTTCAATCCATTCAATAATTGCTTTCATTTTTCCAATTGCTGATAATTGCTTTAATTTTTCGATTTTATTTATTCCTGATAAGGGTAATAAATTTCTCTGCTTTCTTTTTTTATTTTCAATTGATAACCAATTTACAAAATCTTTTTCCAATAAAAAATACTCTTCAAAATTTGTCAATTCAAGAGGAATAATTGTCTTTATTTTTTCTGGTAAATCTGTCAAAACCTCTTTTTTTAACCGACGAATCATACAATTGTTAACTAACAAACTATTTAACCTTTTTGGATTTGTGCACCCTTTATAAATCAATTCACCATTTTTTATTTTTAAATCACAAAATTTTTTTACAAACTCCCACCAATTAGAAAATATTTCCGGACAAACTAAATGCAATATATTCCAAAATTCAGCAGGTCTGTTTGTTATAGGTGTTCCTGAAATAGCTAAAATTCTTTTTGATCTTTTCGCTATTTTTAAAAAAGCTTGTGTTCTTTTTGCTTTTTTATTTTTTGCGTAGTGACAATTTGAAACCAAAATATTATTACAAAAATAATTATGATTTTTTTTAACTTCTAAATTATAGACATAATCATGTTTTTTATTTTTTCTGGATTTTCTAATATCTCCCAATTCCAAAATCTTAATACTCTCCACTGTAATTGATTTAAGACAAATGTTTTTTTCTCGTCCAATTTTTTTATTTTTTTTGTTTGTGCTGTTTTTTGTATTCGTTGTTCGGTAAAAATTTTTTTTCTTATTTCTTCCTGTTGCATTCTCCATTTTGCTGAACAAGAAGTAGAACAAAATCTTTTTGATTCCCAATGGGCTATTATGAAAGTTTTGTTGCAAATAATGCAATTCTTCACCAACTTCGATCCTCTCGGCAATTTTCCATTCTCCATCTGTGACACTCCATATTTTATGATTAAGAGTTGTTAAAATTTTTTTTCCATTATTAAGTTTAATTTCAATTAAATTATTAGTAACTCTTTTTTTAATAAAGCGTATTATTGGCATTATTTCAAGAATTTTTTTACTTAAATTATAAGAAATAATATTGCAATTAATATTATTTTCAATAATGTCACCAATTTTTAATAATCCTTTATCAGTTTGAATTTTATGGTGATAGGTGAAACATTCATCACCAATAATAAGATCGAAATTTAATTTTATCAATTCTTTTTTATGCTTTTTTAAAATATCATAATTAATAATTTTAATCCTATTATTAGGAATAGAATTATTGATTAATCCTGATTCTTCATTTAACCAAATTTCAATTTCTTTTTTCCAATTTAATTTTATTGAAGCCGGACAAACTACAAGTATATTTTCAAATTCTGGATGTAAACAAATATATCCAATAGCTTGAATTGTTTTTCCAAGCCCCATATCGTCCGCTAAAACACAAGTTCCATTTTTATCATTAATATATTTAATGCCTTTTTTTTGAAAAGACATTAAATTATTCCTTAATTTTGTATTAAATTTCAAATTATTGAATCCTTAATTTCATTAAAAATATAATCAATTTCTTTATGTTGAAAATTAATTTGACTATGCATTATAGCTCGTAAATTTTTTTTCGTTATTTTTCCACTATCACCACGTAATTCTTCCGGAAAATTATGA